CGAATAAATAGTTGCGTTTTTTCTGTATCCTTCAGTAATATAAGAATCGTCATTTTCTGTATTCCAAACAATAGACTCGCCAAGCCAGTTATAAATAGCTTTGTTGTAGTTTAGATTTGTATTTTGTGCATTTTTACTAACGATTGCTTTTAAACGATCTATGAATGAAGCCATATTTTATAATAAATAAAAATTTTCGTAAAAATACAAAATTAAAAATTGTTTTAAACAATAAAGAAATTATTGATTAAATTCCGTTCAATAGAATAAGAAGTCACGTCAATATGTTCATCGTGTTTAGCATTTGGAAAAGTGCTTACTTGTTGTAAATAAGCAGCGTTCCAATTGTCCTTAACTAAATAAACTCGCCCTCCTTCAATAAATGGAGATGAAGCTCTTGCACGTTCTATTTTAGAATACTTTACAAAGTTAGTTTTTAACTCGCTAACGTTGTACATTGTTTCACGCCTTAACAATTGCACTAATGATTTTCCTGATGCTTTAGGCTCGACTAATATTTGCGATATTGGAACTCCGCAACTCTTAACAAAAGAATTGATAAAGTTTTTTAATTCAGGCATTTCTAAATATTTGTCAATGCTTTTAAAAATAAATAAGTTATCGCCACTCTTACCGCTTATTTGTATTCCTGTTGGATCGTTCTTTGTATCTTTTGTATATGCACCATCAATAAACATTTCCCAAACTACATCGCCAGGAACTTCGGCTTTATTAATCATTTGAAACCAATCTTTTCGCCATTCCCCACCTTCAGGCGGCGAAGGAATTTGCAAATATTGGCCGCTAAAGGTATATCTGTCCGCTTGCCGTATTGCTTCCAACTCTTCAAAAGAATGTTTTTCAGGCCATAAAGGAGTATTATTTTCGTCTAATGCTGCTAACTTTAAATGATGCCAATCCTCGCCAGATCCGCCATCTAATAAATACCCTGACAAATCCTCTTCGTGTAACCTTTGCATTATAACAATTATAGGTACGTCCCTATCATTAACCCTTGACCTAATGGTTGTATTATATCTATTATTAATAAACGAACGCCTAACGTCAGATAAAGCATCGTCAGGCTTTAAAGGATCGTCAATTATAATTGCTCCACCACTACCAGCACCGAACCCAGTTATTGCACCCCCTGAAGCCGTAGCGTAAACCCCACCGCCTTCTGTTGTGTACCATTTCTTTTGACTTTGTGAATCCTTTTTAAGATTTAAACCCCAAATATTTTGATAGGCATCTGAATTTATGTATTCCTTTGTTTGCGAACTATTGTCTAGCGCTAAAGAATCCGAATAAGATAAATGTATAAATTTAGAAGTTGGCCGTTTTGCTAAACTCCAGGCAATGTACATTTTTACGGCTATTTCTGTTTTACCGTATCTAGGCGGTATATTAATAATAAGGCGCTTTATTTCGCCCTTATTAACTTTCTCTAATGTATCCGCTAACGTTTTATGAAATTCAGCTGCTATAAATTTTTTTCCAATATTTTCTTTATATATATAACGAGTAAAAAACAAAAGAGAATTTTCGCATTTTTCTTTTATTATTTCGTTAATACTCATTTTCTAAAATATCGTCAATTTTATCTTTAGCTTCTTTTGATAATTTACTGGTGCTAACTTGCGCAGTCATTTCGACCTCTTTACGTTCAATATAACCTCGTTTTTTTCCTTTTGTTTTTAAATAGAATATTGTTGCGGTTGTATTGCCTTCTTTGATTTGTTTATGCAATTGGCTTTCTGCAAAATCTAAAGTCATATTTTGAAGTTCATCAACTTGATCTCTAAACTTTTTATCATTGTTATAATATTTGTAAAAAGTAGATCTATTACAACCGACTATTTTGCAAGCCGTTGTAACAATTCCAAGCGATTGTTCTAGCGCCTCTAATAAACTGCTTTTTAATATGTTGGTTTTTGTCGTCATATTGCAAAGTTAAATAAATTAAAAGACATAAAAAAAACCCCCTATTTCTAGGAGGTTATTGAACATCTTATTAAGTTTTTTCCTTTTTATGCGTTATTACATTATTATTTTTTTTAATTAAGCCCATATTTTATATTGCATATCTAAAGCATCGTTATATTTCTCAAAAAAATGTTCATTACCATTTTCTTGATCATAAACTATAAATTCAGCGCTTTGCCCAAAACAACTTGCTATTTGAATACCATTTTCTAATGCTATATAAACATAACCAGTTGAAGTGTTGAATCCTATTTCCATAACATCTTCTCCTCTAGCGTATTGGTTATATTCTTTAATAACAATCTCTAAACTTAATAAATCGCTTGAACCTAATTTTGAAATTTCAATTTCTGATAATAATACTGACATAATATTTGTTTTATTTGTTAAAGTTAAGCAAATTTAAAAATATTTTTTTAATTAAACAAATAATTTAAAAGTTTTTTTTAATTTTTTAATCCAAACCTTTAAAAGCTTTTAAAGGATAAAAAACTAAACTATTTCTATACCCACCTTCAGCAGTTGGTATTATAGGAGTGACTCCGTGAACATTTCTCCAGGCTGGATAAACTAACATTGAATTATCGCAGCTATCCATAGTTGCGCCATAATCAGGTACAGTTGTGTTTCCTCCTGTTGCATTTTGTTTTTTTGCTATAATAACATTAACACAGCCTTCTAAATTTCCATTATCTCTATGAAAAGGTGCTGGTATATTATAATTTGAAATACTAGATGTAAATAAGTCGCAGAAACGCCATTTTTTTGGAACATTTTTTTGTATTATTTCTTTTTGTCTTTTATATATATTTGGAGTTAATTCTTTTATAATTTTTTCACTTTCTTTACATAATAATATCATTGCCTTGATAAATGTTTGTGCAGTCTTAACATTATGAACGCTACTTATTGTAGCGTAAGGCCTTCTCATATGTGGCTTTGGAGGCACACTTCCTATTATAGTAGAATATTGCAAAACCTCTTTTTCAGAATTACCATCTCCGAAACCTGAAGATCTCTTCATTGTTGATTTTGGTACGTTTTTTGATCTCAATTCAACATTTGCTAAATCTGCTAATTTTGAAGCTTTTTCGTTGTATTTTGAAATATCTTTAATATAAAAACCTATCGGCTCACCTTCATAATAAAAAATACTATCTTCTGTTATGTTTGGATTAATATCACCGCAAACATCTCCAATATTTATATTGTGATTCCTATATTCTAAATTTACTTTTTTCATAATTTATTTTTTTCTTCTCTTAATTTTTCTAAAAACAATCCTCCAACATAAGCACCTTGTTCTCTCCAAAACTTATATAATTCTTGCGCCTCTTCGTAGTCATCTAAATTAAAAGGTATTTGTATAGCCTTTTTAACGCCATTTGTTAAATCCTCTAATTCATCAGATATGTCGAAATCATCTAGTAAAGAATAATCAACTTCTTTGTCAAAAGTTGGTAAATCTAAACCCCAGGATTGCAACTCTTCAGTATTCCATTCATTAGCTAATATATCCCAATCCCATTGTCCGAAACCAATATTATCTTTTACAATAAATTCTTTTTTTTGCTCTTCAGTCCAATCTTTAGCAATATCAACCCATATTTCAAATATTCCAGCAGCTTTACAAGCTTTTAACCTCATATTTCCACCTAAAACAACCATATTTTCATCAACTACAATTGGTCTTTTCTCTAGCATTTCAGGAAAGCTTTTTATAGATTCTACAAGTTTTTTAAACTTTGAATCAATTATAAATCTTGGATTTTCAGGATTTTCCCTAACTTCTTTAATGTTTAAAAGTTTTTTCATTTTTTATTTTTTTTAAAATCTTATTTGTATTTGTAAAAATAACAAATAAATATTTATTTCTTTAAATTCAAAACCCTCTTCGCGATCGTAGTATTGCCAGCCTACTAGCATAGCATCAGGGGCTAACAATATTAAATTTATTTCCATTTTATTAATTTTATACCTTCCAATATTTATTGTAAAGATATAAATATAATTCCCAAACCTTATTGCAAGCCTCTACATTGTCGTAAATGTTTGGCGATACGTTTACGCTACCGTTATTGTTAATTTCTACTTTTAAGCCTTTTTTTGTAGGTTTTACGCCTACTTTTATATTGTTAGTAATGCACCAATGCATCGCCTTTTGATGNTNNTCTGTTACTTGNGCAAATTTCTGTTTCTTTTTTGGCATATTTAAAACATTGTTAATTGTGCTTGATGTTGTTTAAGTCTTTTCATTGCTGCTTCATAGTAATCCTTATCTAACTCACAAGCGGTTAAATCAAAACCTAAATTATGACAAGCTATTGCAATACTTCCTGAACCTAAATGCGTGTCAAGTATTTTATCTCCTTCCTTTGCGTAATTCATTAAAAGCCATTCGTAAAGCGATATTGGTTTTTGAGTTGGGTGTATTCTAATCTCTTTGTTTTTCATATCTTGTTGCATCATTCCACTCCATAACCATCTAAATATCTTTGCGGGTTTATTAAAACTATTCCAAGCCAATTCACAATCGGCAAAATCATTTGAATATTTATCTTGTGTTCTTTTGTCCCAAACTAACCAACTTTTTGTTAATGGCAAATTAAAATAATTACCTCCAAATATTATTTGATTTTTAGATATTCTAAATAATTCTTTAAAGTATTCATCAGTTGGTGTGCTACTATCCCAATCACCAACACTTGAGTAATCTTTTCTTTTTGCAACACCTCCTTTTGTTGATTGCGTATAATTCATTTTATGTATATCTATCCCATAAGGCGGGTCTACAATAGCTAAATCAAAGTAATTATCCTCATACCTTGACATTAATTCCATATTATCTTCGTTTGTTATTTTTATCATATTATTTAATTTTAAAAAGGTAAATCGTCTGTAATTACTTCAAACTTTTTTGTAGCTAAATCAACATCTTTATAAATACCGCCTTCATTAAAATCAGGTGCAATATCAAATTCGCCAAGCTGCCCATTTTCTTTTCGCTTAACCTTTTCAACATACATTTTTACAATATCAGATTTGAATTTAGTTTTTTGCCCAATACAACGAAATACAATCATTCCATTATATGCTTTATTAAAAAAGTCAGCACTTCCTGAAATATCGTACAAAGTTGGTTTTTTATAGTTTCCATTTTCAGATTCAATTTTTCTAGGGTGCGCCACTAAAAATAAATGAGTATTTGTTTGCTGACAAAATTGCGTTATTTGTGATAATGCTCGCCCAATATAAGAATGGTCTTTTTGTGCTGAATGATCCAACATATTCCAAGGATCAATAACACAAACATTTATACCTTTTTGAAATACTAACTCTCTAAAAGCGTTTAAAATACCTTCCAGCGTTAAATTTTCTAAATCTATTTTAACCCAATAAAAATGATCTTCAATAAAATCTTTTGTATTATTTAAATCAGTATTGTCGCAATTTTTTTCATTTAATTTATTTGCGATTCTTTTTATATGTCCCTCATAAGGAAATGACTCAGGCGAAAACATTGCGCAACGCATATCAAAATTAGTCGCCATATTGCAGCATATTTGGTCCACAACGTCAGATTTTCCTGAGTTTGGTATTCCAGTAACGACAGTCCATTCGCCAAATGCTAATTTAAACCAGTTATCCGAGTTTGGCAATCCAATAGAATAATTTGTAACGCCGTTTTCATTGTAGTTTAAAACGTTTTGCCAAATGTTATCTATATTTAAAACGCCCTCTAAAGGAAAGTTTTTTGCCTCTTTAATATAGTTTCTTAAAGTTTCAGCACCTTTTGAAATTAAAACCTCGTTAGCATCTTTAAAATCGCCAAATTCAACGTATTTACATTTGTAAGCGCCGAACCTTCTAGCTAATTCGTTTCGGAGTTCGATTCCCGCCTTGTCATTATCTGTGCAAATTATTATTTGTTTTTTCTTTTCAAAATATTCAAAACAATTATCTAAATATTCAAGTCTAGCATTTCCTTTTGATGCACCATTTGGAACGGAACAAACGGAATAAATACCAGCTTCGTGTAAAGACAAAGCATCCATTTCGCCCTCAACAATATAAACAGTATCCATTTCGACAATATTGTCCAAGCCATAAAATATAAGTTCAGCACCAGAAACCATTTTAAAGTTCTTTTGCGCATCTCTATATTTTACATTAACAAGTTCTTTATTTCTATAATAGTTAAAATTTACTGCTCTTCTTTTTTTACCTACTTGCGGAAAATACTCTAATGATTCGCCAATTTTCCAATGTTTTAAAGTTGGTTCTGTTATGCCTCTTTTTTCAAACCATTCAATAACACGATCATTTAAATTAACCTTTATGTTTTGTGGTTTTATGTATTGTTGTTTTTTTTGAAATTTTGTTGTGCCACTAAAGCCACAATTATGGCAATTAAATAAACCTTTGTCAATATCTACTGATAAGGATTTATCACTTTTATTTTTTCTTTTGTGGCTACATTCTGGGCATTTTGTTTTGAGTTTGCCAGCCGTTTTGTTACCAACATCAATATTAAAGTCGTTAAATGTTTTCATTTTTGTTTGTTTTGTTTTGGCTAAATTAAAAAAATTATTTCAATTTTAAAGAATATTTTATATTTATTTCTGAAACTTTTTTTTCAATTGTGTTTTTATTATCAAAATCAGTTGTTTTTGGAAGCCGTTTTAAATACCATTTTAAATTTAATTCCTGGAGTTTAAACAAATAAATTCCTTTTGGCGTACTATTAATATAAACTGGAACATCGCCCATTTCAATAGACTTATTTACTAAAAAATCAAATTTTGGTTTTTCAATAATTAAATTATCGTAGTGTTTTGATCTGCATTTTAATTCTATTCTGTTTTTTGTTTCAATATCGTAGCAATCAAATTTGGAAAAGTCTTTATTAGTGTTTATTAATAGATTATAGTAGTTTTTGCTTAACCAATTAAATAAATCATTTTCACGCCAATTTTTTAAATTCTTTTCCATAATTCTAATATATAATTTTAAAAAGGGAAGGATTCGGGTCTTTCAAGGTTACTGGTTAAAATTACTCAGTGCCATACATTACTACTAACCTTTTTTCATAGTATGGATTTCCATCTGTTTTAACTACAGCTTCACTACCTTCCCTAAAAATTATTATTTGTTGTTTATTATCTACAAATTAATGTTTTTTGTTGTTTATACAACCACATTAAAACGCTTCTTATCTTGGTGTTGCGTGTAATTGTGGCTCAAAAGGTCAGAGCAATTAAGGAATAATTTACCAAACCTTAAAAGTTAACCTCTGCCGAGTGACACCTCGACACTTGCCACAACTACAAGCCTTTAGGCACAAGTGGCTACATTTTCGTTGCTATATGAATACTTACATCCATCATTCCACCTGATTTTTTTGCAATTTCTTTTTGCTTGTTAAAGTAAATTTCTGCTGCATTACCATCTTCTATTTTAAATTCCTTTACAGTTGTTTGTGCAGGTAAATTAAAATTAGGGTGGTAAGTCTGTTCTGTTACATAAATTCTTAATTCCATAATTTATTATTCTTTTGCACCGTTATCTTTTAATATCTTATCAGTTAATTCTGTTACCCTTTGTCTATCCATAGAATAAGCACCGACAACTTCTTGTATCTTTATAAAATCGTTAAAGTCAAAATCGTTTAATAAAAAAGATATAAAATCCATACTATTAGAAACTAACTTATCGCCCATTTCGTTTTCGTCAGTTTTTTCTATTTCATTAAAATAAACTGTTTCAATATCTATTAAATCGTCAATAGTTCTTTTAACGTTCTTTTTTACTCTATGTTTAAATATTCCTAACTGACTGCATTCTTCTAAAAAATGTAAATTAATAAAAGATGTGAGTATTGCGCCTGAAATGTTTTCGATTTGTTTGTCTGTAAATTTTTTCATTTTTTTAGTTTTGATTTTCAATGTATTGTTTTAATTCTATAAATTCTGAAGTTGTCATTAACTGTTTTATATGAAATTCGTATAAATCACCCCCTTTAGTTTTTGCGCCAAGCTCATTTAAGCCATTTGCTGGACTTTTATAAATAAAATAGTCAATTATACCTTTTACGTTATAAAATCCCTTAGGGCGTTCCTTTGATGCCTTATTTAACATAAATCTATCAATATACTTAATTCCGTTTTTATCTTTGTTTCTAAATTTTAATATTGTTAAAAAATTAGTTTGCCAGAAATCGTCATTTCTTAAATCTTTTGCCACGTTATAAACTTCTCTTAAATCGTATTTATCAATCCTTTTAATTTTATCCAGGCACTCCAACCATTTAGTTTTTTGCGCCTTGGATTTTGGTTTATATTGATCAGGAAATAATGCTACAAAATGCGGAAACGCTTTTAAAATAATTTCATCAAATACAGGCGTTTTTGATTTTGTGGGTTTATTATTCTTTTCTTTATTATTATTATGTAATACTTTAGTATTATATATATCCTTTAACTTTTCTTCAATAGGGGTATTTAACTTTTCTTCAATAGGTATTGAACTTTTCTTCAATAGGGGTTCAATGTAAATTTTCCTTTGTTCAATCTCTTTTGTGCCTTTTTTATAAATCATTTTTATTCTTATAAATTTGTTTTTTTCAAGGCTTGAAATCCATTTTGAAACGCTTGTTTTTGAAACATCATAAAGATTTGCAAAGTAATTATTAGAAGCATAACAAAACCCCTTTTCATTTGTTAAGGCGGTTATTTCGCCATACAATAATTTTTCGTTTGCTTTTAATTTTTTTGAATATCTTACGTTCGCTGGAATTATTGCGTAGTATGATTTTTTGTTTTCCATTAAAAAAATAACCCTATCAAATCGGCGGTCGTGGTCGCTTCATTAATAGGGTATTTATTAAGTTTTTTACTGTTGCCACGACACAACCCTACAAATATAAATATATTTATTTACAAATTAAAACTTTCTTTTATATTATCGCAAAAAGTTCTTAATTCAACATAAATCTTTTTTAAATCATTAATATTAATGTTTTCGTCCTCGTATTTATGCCATAGTAACTCAATTAATAAGTCAAATTCAACCCTAGAAGATTCGCCTATATAATTATAACTTGGCGCTAAACTTTCTGGACCTGATTGCGTCCATCTTATTTTTTGATTGTCATTATCAAAATAAATATATCTATATTTCATTTTATTAGTGTTTATTTATATTTCATTTTTAAAGTATTTATTTATTGTTTCAATACATTGATCAAAATCATTGTGTACAAAAGTAACCCAATTACATTTTTCAAGCCATTTAAGCCATTTTTTTTGGTTATCCGTAGGTTTATTATATTTATATTTTAATTCTATTGCTAAACCGCTTTTATTTGCGTTTGGCGTAAATATTAATAAATCTGGTATTCCAGGCTTTGCTCCCAAATATTTCATTTTATACTGTTCAAATGGCGTTCTTTTACCTTCATTCATTGGATGCGTAAATATAGCATCTGGATAAGCCATTGTAATATAATTAATTACGGCTCTTTGCAGTAAATCTTCGCCTTTTAAATATTTTTCAAATGGATTTCTTTTTGCCATTTATATTTGTTTTATTTGATTTATTTCATTTATTAAATATTGCTTTGCAACTTGCAGCAATTTATATTTATAATTTAACCTTTCGTCTTTATATTCAGTAATTGTTTTTTTATTGTACAATATTTTTTCTACCTTTTTGAACTCAATATCAAACTCTTTGTCATAAGAAAGCCAATTTTCAAAATTTTTTAAAGAATGCAAAACGCTTGCGTGATCTCTATTTACTTTTTTTCCAATTCGTTCTAATGAAAAATTTGTTGTTTTTTTTGCAAAATAAAAATAAACCGCCCTACACATTACAATAAACCGATCTCTTTTATTTTCTCGAATATCAATTTCAAAATGATTATTTACTACGTCTATTATATAATTTAAATCCATATAACTACAAAATTAAAGAACCGTCATCGTTAAAATCATTCCAAGTATAACCTGAAACAATACCAGTTTCTACATATATTTTCCAATCATTAAACGCCCTTTTCCAACCTTTACGCCCTTGTTCAATCATTTCAGAACTTAAACCGTAAACCTCAACAGAAAACGGATAATTTGTTTCGACTGCTATAAACCTAAAATTTTCTGCTGGCAATCCAATCATATCTGAATAGAATGCAGCTTGTAAATGATAGCCATATTTATAAACATCTCTTTTAAATGCAGACGGCGAATTGTCTTGACAAGTTTTAACATCTGAAATAAAATTTTCAATCTTATTTAAAACGTCTGGCCTTATTCTTACGTCAATGTTTTTGTGTTTCTTATAGTGAGATAATTCAATCTCGCCTTTACAATACTTTTGCGCTAAATCGTGATTTCTAAAATTTTCTAATATTTTAGTTATTTTATTATGATCGTCAAAAGATAAAAGCAATTTCCCTTCAGCCTTTTTTTGCTCTATTGCAAACGCCTCTTTTCCAGCCTTTGTGCGCCTATCTATTTTAGGCATAACGTGATAATCTTTATAATACAATTCTGGCTCTAACATAGCGCAATGTACCGCAGAACCCAAAGCCATAGCAGATGACTCAAAAGGTTTTTGATTTAAAAAATGGTAAACTGATTTTTTATAAATTGTTTTTAATCCTGAAGCGCTTATTCCTGGTGATGAATGATAAACCTCGTTACTATCAAATTTTGTTTTCATTTTTGTTTGTTTTAGTTTGTTTTTTCTGTTTCGCCTAGCAAATAATTATTTTGTTGCTTTACTATTTCGTTTAATTTTTCCAACTCCTTTTCCAAGGATTTAATGCGATATTCTAAATACTTAATTTGTTCTATCATAATGTTTTAATTTATTTGTTTTTCCAAAAGTAAAAAAATATTTTCAATTTACAAAAGAATTTTAAAAAAAATGCGATTTCTAATTTGAAACCGCACTTAAAAAATCATTAAATTTTAATTAAAATGGCAAATCTGAAGGCGCAACCTCTTCGACTTGTTTCTTTTCAGCGTCTGGCTTCCAAGTATTAACCGATACTGAAACATCTTTTCCGTAGTTGTCAGCTTGTTTTTTGTCGTTTACATTTAGTTTAATGTATTTTTTACCATTGTATTCAAAAATATGTTCCGCTGGTAAATCACTTAAATTTAAAGTGATGGCTCTAAAATCTCCGTATTGCGTGCTTACTTTTTTTCCGCTTCCGCAATAAATTGTTTCTTTTTTCTCTGTACTCATTTTTACTTATTTTAAATTAAACTTACTATTTATTTTTTCTCTATAATCTTTTTTCATTCTAAAATCTTTTATCACCTTTTCAGCTTGTTTTTTTGTAGCTTTTAAAGTTGCGTTTAGTTGTGATTCTGTTAGCCACTCCCTTTGATCTTGTTGACTTGTTTGGTTTTTAACTGCATTTTGCACCTCTTCAGCTGAAGCTATTGAAGTGTCAATTCCAATACCCAAATAACCCAACGCCCTACCTAAAGCAGATGTAAAACCATTTTCTAAAAAAGATGTTTTATTTATATAACTTGAATCTCTATATTCCTGGGCGTGTGCTGAAACTATAATATCGCCATCACTATCTAATATTTCAACTTTAAAAATACCTTCTTTGTCATCTAATGAAACAATTGATTCAATTATTCCCCAGTTTGTAAAAACTTCTTTATTTCTAAAGTAAATTAACCGCTCATTTACTGTAATATATTCTTTTCCCTTAATGTTTATTGTTTTCATAATTTGTTTTTGTTAAATGGTTAAATCTTTTGTGATTTGTTTTAGTTTAAAATCATTTTCCTGAAGGATTATAATTTCGCCAATTGTAAAGTTTTTAGGATTTTGTAATCGTGATTTTAAAGTTGGCATTGTGCAATCTAAAATTTTGCAAACGTCATACCGCTTTAAATTTAGGCGTTTTAATTCCGCCTTAAATAATTGTTCAAACATAATTTTTTCGTTTTTATTTATAGCAAAATTAAAAATAAATTTTCAAATAAAAAAATTTTTTTAAATAAAAAACCGCCAAAATGTAATAATTACAAGTTAGCGGCTGACAAACAAAAAAGAAAAAAAAAGAATTTTATTCAGTTATTCTAATAGAAACGCCTAAGTCGTTATCGTCATCTGGAACGTGTCCCAAAACTTTATATTCATTTGCTTTTACACTATAAGATAAACCGTCCAAAATAGTACTTTGCGGATCTTCTAAAACATCTGGCCAATTAAACCAAATTCTATTATGTAAAGACAAAGGAGTCGGATTTAAACCTCTAAAAGAACCTTCGTATCTTGTTGAATAATCTCTAAAATCATTCATTATATTTTGGTTCGTAATGTTTGAAACTGGATTAAATTCTGTTGTTGTGCCTCCAGTTATATTGTAATCCCTAGATCTATACCATTTTTTTTGCATTGAATCAGAATCATTTGGAAATAAAATTGAATTATAAGATTTTTTTGATGTATAATTTAAATCGTCTGTTCTAATTGATTTTATAGATTTACTACCAGTTAGAAATGTGCCGCTTCCCTCAACCCAAATAAAATCATTAAATACCGCTCCATCTTGAAAAATCCCTACATTATCATAGTAAGTGTTAACATAATCATCTGGCGTACTTGTTCTAGTACTCCAAATTTCAAGTGTTAATGTTCCTCTAGTACCTGCTAATTCAGAACCTTCCTTTTTTAATGTTTTTGTTATAGTTTCCCAGGAATTAAAATTATTTACTGTAATACTATTTAATGTATCTGTTGATGTAAATTCGTTATTACTATTATTCCAATATGCTGTGCCATTATCACCAACATAAACTATTTTAAATTTTACAAAAGTATTAGTTAAAGTATTATTTGCTTCTATAAAAAAAGAAAATGTAAACTTTGTACCATCAATCGCAGTTCTGTTTATTCCATCTGGATCAAAAGGATTTGGATTTGTTGGATTATAACCAATCGTTTCAAAACATTTATAATCAAATCCAGTATTTTGTTTTAATTTTGCTGAAAATGATCCTTGTTTAGATATTTCATTTTCTACAATTGTAGCGTTTGGAGTACCAAAAATTGAATTAATATTCCAGTTATAACTTCCATACTCAAAACCAGCGTTATAATTCCAATAAACCTTTTCATATTGTTTTGTTTCTAGTTTCTTTTCAACTTCTATAATAGGTTGTAAATATTCACGTCTTAAATCATTTTTTATTGGCCTTAATTCTTTAGGCGCTACTTTTAAAGTTGAAACATTTTCAACGCCTTGAGATACTCCTAAATAATTAATTTTTTCAGCTTCTACAAATTCAGTTTGACCTCCTTTTAATTTTAAATTAATTAACTCCCTTATATTATCAGGCGGATTTGAATTTGTGTTTAACTCTTGAATATTATTTTTTACTCTTATATCAAAAGTATTTGAATTTTCAACAATATACCATTTTCCAAAACTTTGAAAAATACGCATATTATACAACGTCAATAATAAGCTTAATTGTTCCTTTGCAGTATATGCATCAAAACCATTTTTTAACTCAAATAAATAATTTGGGAAAGTTGTAACATTTGGATATTTTACTGCTGAAACTCCTGTTTCTTTAAAATATAAATCATTAATAAATACAATATCTAAATCTAAATCTAAATTTTCTAATATTTTTGAAATCCTTTCATTGTCTGGCGTTGTATTTCCGCTTTGATTGCTATCATCTGGTGAAAGAGGTGCGTCAAAATTACTCAAAAGACCTAAACCATCATAAGCATTTAATGATATATTGTAAGGAAATGATTTCATTGTTTCTTTAAAACGGTCAACTACTAACCAACCAATCCAATAAGTGTCCCAAATAGGATATTTTTCGTCAATTATAGCATTTGAAACGCAATCTAAAGATTCAACAAATCCGTTATCGTCTTGAACTCTTTTTTCATAAAAAGTAGATAATGTATAAAAATCGCCTAAAAATTCATCAATACATTCTAATGATTCATAAAAACCAGCATCTTCTGTAATCCTATCAGCATAAGTTTGAGATTTACTTTTTGAAAATGATACTTTTACTTTATATTCTCGTTCGTCAAATTTATAAAAGTCATCATATTGAACGGTATCCGTTACCAATAAATTTAGCTGACATCTTGAACCTATTATTGAAGTATAAAAATCGTCTTTTGTATTCCATTTTACAGTTACTGGATTTGCAGTTCCTACCATCGGTAAAACCTCACCAGTATAATCTTTTTTTAATATTTCAACTTTTTTTCCATATCCTAAAACATCGGAAAATTCTAATCTATATTTAACGCCGTATGCCATTGTTTATTTTTAAAATATTCTGTCCGCAGATTCGTTTGCTCTCTCAATTGCAATTAATAAGTCCTGACCGTCTAACCTTATTTGACCTCCTACATTTATATTTTGTGAGCCGCCAGTGTTACCTATTATATTTTGTAACTTGTTTAACGGCGATATAACTTCAGGATTTGACCTTGCACCTGGATATTCCCCTACAAGTCCCATTGTTGGCCCTGAAACAATACCTCCATCGGCGAATTTAGAAAACGATCCGCTAATTAATGCAGTTGCACCAGCAATTAACGCTGGCAAAACAAATGCAGCAGCTGGCCCAAATGATTTTGCTGATTCTGTTGCAGAAGCGATACCACCACCCAATGCTATTTTTAAGTTGCTTCCAACTATCTTTAAAGCGTCTTTTGCTAAAGTTCCAACAAATGCACCAGTTGCAGATTGTGCGCCTCCAAACATATTTGTAATTGAATTACCTATTGCGCCAAAAGAACTGTCAACCGCTGATCCAATTGCTCGCATTCTAGCACTTGCTTGCTCTTGAGCTAAAATAAAATCATTTAAACGTTGTTTTTTTTGTTCGTTAGTTTGTGTTTCAATTTCAGCATTTGTAGCATTATTTTGTAATACTTTATCCGTTTCTGTTAACCTTGCTACATCTTTAATTCCAGCAATTTCCATTTGATTGGTAGTAACTGCTAATTTTCTTTGCGTTAAAGCACCAGTAACAACGTCTGTAATTTTTTTTTGTTTTTCTTTTTCTTTTTCAACTTCATCTCCAGAACCTGAAGCGTCTTGTTGCGGTATGTTTTCTGATCCTTGTACTGCCTTTGCGGCTGCTCTTATAGCTTTTTCTTTTTTCTCTAAAGCTGCAATTTCTTGCTTTAAATTTTCAACATTCTTTTTAACTTGACCGCCATAACCATCTGCAACTCTCGCTTGCTCTTCAGCTAATTTTTTTCTTTTTTCTGCAATTTTTTGTTCTACTTGTTCAATTGTTTGAACCTGTTTTAAAGCATCTTTTTGGGATTTCGTATAATTATATATAGCAACTCCTATCGCAGCAATTGCAGCTGCAACCGCTAAAATTGGATTTGCTATCATAACGGCATTTAAAGCTCTAAATCCTGTTGCTGCTAAAGATAAAACTGGGCCTAAAGCGGACAATCCAGTCATTATTTTACCAAATATAATTAACAACGGCCCAGCCGCAGTTAATATTCCGCCAAATCCTAAAACTAATTTTTGTACAAAAGGCGATAAATTTTTAAAACGATCTGACATTCTTTTAATAAATTCAGATAATTTTGTAACCGCTTTAACAACCGCTGGCAATATTACAGTTCCAATTTCTAACAAAGAACTTTTCATTGACTCCATTCCTTTTTTAAATTTGAATGATGCCGATTGTGAAGTTTTATCAAAAGCCTCGTCTGTTGCGCCTAAAGTATTGTTTAATGCTTCAAATATTTGTCGATTTGATTCAACTCCAGCACCTGTTAAATCCAAAACACCTTTTAACGCTCGAACGTTTGGAAATAAATCCTTCATTCTTATTCCAGTACCTTGTAAAATATCCTTTAAATCAGTTAATGTATTTAATAAACCGTTTTGTTTAACAGATTTTTCTAAATCTTCAAAAGATAAACCTAAAGTTGCTAAATTTTGTTGTGATTTTACCGCTGGTTTTTGCAAAGACATTAAAATTGCATTTAATTGCGTTGCACCTTCAGCAGCGTTTGTTCCAGTTCTAGACATTGCAGCCATAGCAGCAGCAACCTCGTTAAAACTTACGCCCATATTTGAAGCGATTGGAATCACGCCACCCATTGAACCAGCTAATTGGCTGGCTTCGAGTTTCCCCTCACGAACCGCAGCCGTTAAAATATCTGTTGCCTCAGATGCGCTTAAATTTTCAGATCCGTAGGCGTTTAATGCTGACGTAGATAAATCTGCAATTGTTTTAGTTTCCCCTAAGCCGACCGCAGCAGCTTTTAAAGACGCCTCTAGTACTTGCATAGCCTCTTCACCTCTTAATCCAGCAGATGTTATAAAAAACAACGCTTCAGCGGCTTCATTTGCACTTTTACCAGTATCAACTGCCATTCTTTTAGCAGCTTCGCCCATTTTAGAAACTTCACCAGCAGAAACACCAACTAACGATTGTATTTGAGTCATTGACTTATCAAAGTCTAAAGCTAGTTTTGTAGCGGCAGTTCCAGCAGCAACTAAGGGCAAAGTTAATTTTGTTGATAAACTTTTACCAACTCCTTGCATTTTTGATCCAAATGCAGATAGTTTAGAACTCGCAGAACTTAAAGCATTGTTTAGCTTTGAACTGTCCCCTGTTAAATTAACTTTTAATTCCTGTTGCGCCATAATTAAATAAATGTAGTTAGACAAAAATACAAAAAAAAAGACGCTTTTATTTAAACGTCTTTTTAGCTATCATTGAATTATATTTTTCCAAAAACGCCTTCATTTCTTTTGGAGTTGATTTTGGTTCTGATCTTTTCTTTTTTCTAGCATTATCAACTGGCAAAGAAAATAATTGTTCTGGTTTTAACATTTGCGACTTTTTTTGACAATTTACATTGTGAATCATAGTTGCAATATATCTTGTTTGTTCCCANTTTAAATTAACCTTGTTGTGATACGATTCAGCTANTAAACCGTTTTCCCTCCAGGTTTGCCGCCAAAAATTATCTGGTGATATTCCTATCATTCCAATATAATAATCGGTTAATTTTTCAAAGTTTATTTTTTCTTTGACGGCTGTACCTTTGCGTTTTTTGGTTCGCCACCATTTAAAGAGTTTCCTAAAATTTTAGATTGTAGCATTGTTTCAACAATTTGATTAATTGTTTCCGCATCTATATCGTCTAACCAAGTACCTACAGAATATAAATTATAATCAACATCGTTGTTGTTTTCTAAATCGTTAGCCAATACCGCAGAATAAATTAACGCACGCAATCCATTTAACGAAACGCCTGACTCAAAAACAGATCCGATTTCTTGAAGTGATATGCCCATTTGTTCGGTAAATTCCGCCCAAAAGTTCATAGAAAAATGTAAGGTTTTCTTTTTGCCGTTTACAGTTATATCAATATAACCTCTTTTTTTGTTTGTCATTTTTAAAAGATTTTATTATTAGTAAAAAAAAAGCCACCGCCTTAAATAGACGGCGACTCTTATATTTTAAAAAGCTTAATTAATTAAGCGTTTGTTGATTTTGTGATTGCTCCAGTAATCGTGATTGATCCTGAATAAGAAACCGCAGATTCCATTTCAGCAGACATTTCCACACTAGATAAAAACCCTTCAGCAGTATAAATTGCATCGCCAGATTCCGAAGTTCCGAAAATACAAGTTAATTTAGTCCTAGCTAAAAGAAAGTCAGCCATTTCAATTGCGTTTGATGCATCGTCATAAGCAATTAAACCCTCGAATGATATTTCGCCTCCTTTAACGCCTCCTATGTATTCAGAAAAACCGTTTGAATCTTTTGTTGTAGCTTCAGGCGTATCCATTGATAATGATAGTGAGCAGCTTGTTGTATGCCCTACTGTTGCGCCTTCAACTTGTAAAATTAAGTCTGTACCGTTAAATACTCCTGTTGTAGCCATTTATATAAATTTTTTAATGTTATTTAATTTTTTGTAAATATACAAATATTTATTTATTTAATTTATTCTGAAAATTTATGCGCGTTGTAACTTAAACCTAAAAATGAATGTACACCATCGCCATCAATATCTACATAGTAAGACTTCCAACCGTATGGATGGTCAATAGTACCGTCTTCATCAGCTTCTAAATTTTTCCATAAAACGTCAACGTGCCATTTGTCAGATAATACAGGTGCAACTGTTTCGTTACCCTCTTCGTCATATTCGCCCTGTTCTAACACAATGTTACCTAATTGTACTATTGTATGTTTATGCGTTGGGTATTCGTTACCATTTTCATCTGTTGCAGTTCCTAAAGATTTTATTTTAGTTTCTGCTTGTTCTTTTGTATCAAATTCATATTTGGCTATTCTAATCATAATTTTATATTTTTACTCTTGTTCGTTTAACGTGTGTAATTTTTACTCTTATATTGTTTTAAAGTTTAAACCTTTACCTTTACCACTCCTTATAGGGTTGTTATGTTTACTATTTGAATACACTGTCCTTTTGCTAACATTAAAATAATTTTCAACATCCCATAAAGGAAATTTTATACCTGTTGTTATTTCTATTGCCATTAATCCTTTTTCTCTTCTACTTTTAGTAGCTAATTTTAATGCCTTTTCAGTTGGTTTATGATTATTTTGTTTATGTTTTTTTGATATAATTTTTTTAGTCTTATCTTTAACTTTTCTTCCTTTAGATGCAATGCTAATTTTTTCTCTTGCCTCTTTAGTTTGTTTTTTTAAATAATTAGGATGACCTTTAAGTTTTTCACTAATTTTTTTCTTTGTATATTCAGATAATTTTTTACCGATATTTGCCTTTCGCATTTTTTCTTTAGCTTCTTGAGTATGTTTTCCACCAAAAAAACCTTCTCCTCCTAAAGTGTGATTACATAAATTATCAATACCTATTTCTTGTATTAAAAAAATCTCTAATTCTTTTGCGTTTTCTAAAGATATATTATTGGCTACAATATCTACATTTCTACCATACTTATTAAACACTCTTGTCCAATGTTCGCTTCTTCCTTTAATTACTTTTGCTCTATCTTTATTGTTACCTATACCAACATAATAAATAGAATTGTCGTGTTTTTTTCTATGTAAATAAACCACCGCCATTATAAACTCGTCAATAAAGCTAATTCTTCATCACTTAAAGCAGTATCAAAGTATTGTAATTGTTTTACGTTTCCGTAGAAAGGATTTGCAGATGGGCTACCTTGTGTAAAAGATAATTGGTCTAAAACACCACTTGAAAAAGTATTCCCAATCGTTTCAGTTCCTATTTCAATACCATTTACCCAAAAACTAAAATCATTTTGTTTGTATTTAATAGCTAATTTTGCAGTTGAATTAATTTGAAAGTTTGTATCTATTATAGTAACAATAGGTATTGAACCGTTACCATTAAAAACATATCCATATAAATTGCCATTTGTAGCTAAATAAAATAACACTCTATTACTCGAAGTTCCATCAGAAATAGAAATACCTTTGTCGGTATCATTATTCTCAAAATTAATCTCTGCCATCAAAACACCCTCACTATTATTAAACGTATTTACATCTCCTGAATTGTTGCAAGTTTCTGCTGAACGAGTAACACCATTTACTTCTCCGTTAGTTGGTATGTAAGATGTAGGGTATGAGCCTTGTTCTAATTGTGCGCCGTATAAATAAAATTCAACATTATTATTTAAAGTTCCAAAAACACCTTGCCTAATACCTATGAAAACTGCTCTTGGAGAAGATGCTGCAGTTTGAGTTATAACATATCTTTTCCATTCCGTAGTTAATGTAATTAATTCATAACCACCACTAATAGCTCCAACCATTAATTGGTCGCCATCATTTTTACCTTTTATGTAAAAAGAAACAGTATATTCACTACCTGCTGAAACTGTTTGATTAACTTCAATAGAACTTCTGTCTGATGTAGTTGTTCCACTACCAACATTTAAAATCACTTCTGTTGCATTTTGAGTTCCATCAGGAGAAATAATACTATTGTTATTTAATACAGGTGCAGAACCTGTACCTAAACCTAATAATGACCAATAAACGTCAAATTTGTTAGAATAAGCAATTAAATTAGTTCTACTCGGCTCTAACAACAAACTCGGACATCCACTTACAACACCATCAATCATAGGATAGTTTAGTCTTGGTATATTACTGTCTACTGTTTCAATTAATCCTTGTTTGTTTACTCTTGTGGCAATTGTATCTCTTGAAAAGTCAAAATCGCCAACGCCATTACTTGGTAAAACACTATAAACTTTACTTGCTTTGTATCCGCTGGGTATTAG